ATTGCCAATTGGCGCATAAGTAATTACTCTTATGATTATCTGATGGATGGAAGCAAGAATGCTTTTATATACCTTGATCCTCCTTATGATATTAAGGATAATCTTTATGGGCGTAAGGGATCAATGCACAAAGGATTTGACCACGATAAGTTTGCTGCTGATTGTGATGCTAATGATATGGATCAATTGGTAAGTTATAATTCAGATCAATTAGTAAAGACTCGTTTTCTTGGTGGAAAATGGACTGCTGCTGAGTTTGACTTAACTTATACAATGCGTTCTGTTGGTGAATATATGCGTGAGCAGAAACAACGTAAAGAACTCTTGCTTTTTAATTATGACTTACGAACTGAAGGATTGGTTGAACTCAATTAATTTTACTAAAGAAAATCTGATGGAAGATCCGTCAGTAAAAAAAGACTATGCACCTTATATTATAAATCGTTGTTTATCTGGACATATTGATTGTGTTTTATTTGCTAATGAAATGAATCTTAATCATTCTTTAGATAAAGATATGCAATATTCATTTTATCTAAATAGTCTAAGGAAAAAGAAGAGATTTTCTCCCTGGCTCCGAAAGGATAAAGTCACAGACTTAGAATGTATAAAGCAATACTATGGATATAGTAATGAAAAGGCATCGCAAGCTCTGAAAATCTTATCAAAAGAACAAATTGCTTTCATTAAACAACGACTTGATATTGGAGGAAAAAAATGACTACTGAACATACAACAGTAGAACCTGTAGTTAATTGGTCTCAAGACCAAATGATTGAGGTACTTCTTAATGAACCTGATGACTTTCTAAAAGTTCGTGAGACTTTAACTCGTATCGGAGTGGCATCTCGTAAGGAGAAAAAACTCTATCAATCTTGCCACATTTTGCATAAGCAAGGTAGATACTATATTGTTCACTTCAAAGAACTGTTTGCCCTTGATGGTAAACACGCTAATTTGACTGTGAATGATGTTCAAAGACGTAATCGTATTGTTCGTTTGCTTGCTGATTGGGGACTTATAACTGTCGTAAAACCAGATTCTGTGACAGATATTGCTCCCCTAAATCAAATCAAAGTTCTTGCATATAAGGACAAGGGTGATTGGGTATTGGAACAGAAGTATAATATTGGTAAAAAAGGTAAGACCCAGGAAACCGAATAAAAATGGGCGGGAAACAACATCCCGCTTTTTTATGATCTCTTATAATTAGTAGTGGATGCCGAAAGGATCCAATTACTACTAAGACGCTCATGGAGGTCTATTATGTTCGGAACAAATTCACTTACACTTTCAGTACCAGATACTGCAAAGTATTTGCTAGATATTCAAGAAAATAGTATTGGAATGGATGAATGGTTTAAGAGGTTTGATAGTGCATTTGAGACACACACAAACTATCCACCATACAATCTTGTAAAAGAAGACAGTATTACTTTTAGATTAGAAATTGCTCTTGCTGGATTTAAACGAGAAGAAATTGAAGTCACTACAGAATGGAATAAACTATTTGTAGAAGCAAAGAAATCTGATGATGCTGGTGAGGAATACTTACATCAGGGACTTGCCAAGAGAGCATTTACCCGTACCTGGACATTATCTGATGATGTAGAAGTTAAGGATGTTGCCTTTGTTGATGGATTACTCACAATCAAACTAAATAGAGTTATTCCGGAACATCAAAAGAAAAAATCTTATGAAATCGTTTGACGAGTTCAAAACAATTGCATACAAGAATGCGATTCCACATACCGTTTATAAAGATGGTAAGTCTAAAAAAATCGGTAAAGGAAAGGCAGTTCCTGTAAGAAGCCACTCAAGTGCTGGTGGCGATGGCGACGGAGATTGATAAATAGTATTGAGCTAAACTATCGTTGTCGCAGGGAGGGAACTGGCAAAAACCAGTTGTGCCTCCCCTTTTTTTGTGCTATAATACTAAGAGGTATGGAGTAAAGATGACAGTTAAACTTTTGTTGTTGAAATCTGGAGAAGATTTGATTGCAGATGTTCAAGAGATGGTTTCGAGTAAAGAAGATAATCCTATGGTTATTGGGTATCTTTTGAACAAACCTTGTATTGTAAAGATGAGAGATCCTAATCTTCTTTCTGAAGAAGCATCTGATGAACAAAAAAAGGCATCATTTCAAGTCTCTCTTTATCCCTGGATGCCCTTGTCTTCTGATAAGGTAATTCCAGTTCCTTCTGACTGGGTAGTAACAATTGTGGAACCCGTCGCAAAATTAACCGAAATGTACGTAGAGGATGTTATTAACTATGGAAAAGAAAATGGTCAAGATTCTGTTTCTGATGAATCAGCAAATTCTAATCAGCCAGATTGAAGAAATTGGTGCCGATATTGGAGAACCAGATTGTAAACTGGTAAAACCCCATATCGTCACTGAGTATAAGGAAGGTACTAGCACTTTAACTCCATTTTTGTATAAGGTTACAAAGCAAGATACATTTATGATGAGTTCTGATAAGATTCTTACTCTTGCAGATCCAACTCCAACTCTACTTGAGAAATACGAGGACTTGATTAAGGAATGAATTAAATATTTTTTTTCTTTTTGTATCGGGCATATTCTCCAAGGTATTTGCCCGTCTTATAATTGCCATTATTTGCGCCAGATACATCAGAGTAATCTCTTTTTTTACGGGTTCCATTTTCATACGCTTTTTTTAAACTTTCACTTCTTTTTCTTTGAGTTTCTTCTGAATAGTTTCTTGACTTTCCTTTATGTGGTGAAGGTTTTCCTTTCTTGGAATCTGACATTTTCTTTTTAGTTTCTTTTGAATGCTTTAAACCATTTACTCCCCCACCACCAATACTGCAATTATATCCTTCTACAAAGGTATTAAAATATTTTATCCAATATTGTTCTTTTTCATTTAATAATAACTTATCACATTTTTCAATTAACTCAATTTCAAAAGAATTTTTTGAATATTTTCTAATTGCGTTGTATAATGGTGTGATAATTCCTTTTTTTGCTAGGTAAAAATGTTGATTTATTCTTTTATTTACTGGTTGTATTGTTTGTCCAATATATCTCTTTTTGGATATTGCATTATATATTGAATAAATGTAACCCATACTATGTCCAAATTTCTATAATTATTTATGAATTATCACTTTTACACTAATGTCCAGTTAATTGGAAATCAGTTTTTAGTTCGTGGTTATGAAAATGGTGAACATTTTGAATTTAGGGATGAGTTTAGACCAACTCTTTTTGTAAAAACTAAAAAAGAAACCAAATATAAGACATTAAGTGGAGAACCGGTAGAACCTATTCAACCAGGAAATGTTCGTGATTGTAGGGAATTTTATAAGAAGTACGAAGGCGTACACGGATTTGAAATCTATGGAAATGAGAGGTACATCTATCAATATATTTCTGAAAAGTATCCAGAGGAAGAAATCAAATTTGATATCAATAAAATCAAACTTGTAACTCTGGATATTGAAGTTGCATCCGAACAGGGATTCCCTGACGTAGAATCTTGCGTTGAGGAAATTCTTGCGATTAGTATTCAGGATTATACGAGCAAGAAAATTATTACTTGGGGAGTTAAACCTTTTAATAATGTTCGTAAAGATGTTACTTATCATCTTTGTGAATCCGAATATGCACTACTCAACTCCTTCATTAACTATTGGATACAAAATACGCCAGAAGTCATCACTGGATGGAACATTCAACTTTATGATATTCCATATATTGCCAAGCGTCTTAATCGTGTGCTTGGTGAGAAGTTGATGAAGCGTCTTTCCCTCTGGGGACTTGTTAGTGAAGGGGAGATTTTCATCAATGGACGTAAGCATACTGTCTTTGATATTGGTGGTGTAACTCAACTTGATTATATGGATCTTTATAAGAAGTTTACTTATAAGGCACAGGAATCATATCGTTTGGATTATATTGCCGAAGTAGAACTTGGGCAGAAGAAATTGGATCACTCTGAGTACAATACCTTCAAAGACTTCTATACCAAGGGTTGGCAAAAGTTTATTGAGTATAATATCGTTGACGTAGAACTTGTTGATCGCCTGGAAGACAAGATGAAGTTGATTGAACTTGCACTTACGATGGCTTATGATGCTAAAGTGAATTATGCAGATGTATTCTATCAGGTTCGTATGTGGGATAATATCATTTACAATTATCTCAAGAAACGTGATATTGTGATTCCCCAAAAGAATCGTTCTTCCA